GGCTTCATCGGCTTCGGCATCCGCGTCCGATTCGGAATCGGCCATTTCCAGTTCGTGCTCTTCGACGTCGACGATTGTGTCGTCCGCTTCGTGGTCATCCTGAAGCGTGCGATGGAATTCCTCATGCAGAAGTGATATATAGAGTGGAATTAGTGATAGTAGTATTCCCGATGCCGTAGATTTCAATATCCGCACCAGGAGAAGTCGTTTTAACTAGAATAGTATATAAAGCGACAGTGGTGCCGGAAAGGAAACCACCAACGTTTTGTATAGAAATACCAGAAGTAAGAGACGTAGAAATTGCGCCTGTTAAACCAGTACCACCTATAGTAAAGGTGATCATGTAGTTGCCCGCTTGATTAAACTGAATAACTGATTTCAAACCTGAGTCATTCGCGGCGACAACCAACAAACCAGAACCACCAAAAGTAGTAGTTCTAGTAGTACCAAAAGGAACATCAGTTGCGATGCCAGCACCACCAAGGTAAACACCATAGGCACTTTGAGCAGACGAACCAGCGACATCCAATTGGGGAGACTTAAGCTGGACAGTGTATTCAACATACAACTTTCCAACTGCGCCACCACCACCATTTGAAGAAGCAAGAAAAAACGAACCAGCATTAGTATCATTAGAATCAATAGCACCAACTATAGATGCACCAGAAACGTATCTCCATTGAACAAAAGCGTTCATGTCCCTCAAATCAGCGGAAACAGAATTACTTTGCCAAACGGGAGATGCACTAAATGATTTAAGTGAACTCATAATCTGTTCAGAGATAGGAGCAGAATCAGTAGAATCATAATCGAAAGCTAACATGATTTCGCCAGCACTAGCTGTAGAACAAAAGGGAACATAAATGAATTTAATTCTTGAGAACTTATATAGCTCATAATTTTTTGCCACGGAAGACAACCAAGGGAAAACAACTGAATTGGCAGGATTTAAAGCAATCGAAGAACCCACCGAAAACGCAGCAGCTGCAGTAACGGAGGTGGAAATGAGTTCAGAATTAGATACTTCAATATAATCCTTCTTGGTATTAATTTGTGGTTTGGCTACTTTAACAACCATTGACTTAGCAACTGGAGCCATAACTTGTGACAATCTAATACTATTATTATTCTTTTTCTTATTTTTCTTGTTTTTACTATTGTTGACAGCAAGCCTGATAGCTTTTATTGTCTCGTCAACGCCCAATTTCATGAGTTGATTCATCATAGGATTCTTTTTCTTAGCCATTGTATGGTAAATGAATTTATTTGCGTTATTTAATGTCTTACTAAATAATAATGAAAGACGTAATTCGATTAGCGATTAATTTAATAATAGCCCTTAAGTTTGAATAATTTATAATAAGTAAGGTCTGCGTGAGTGTGTTTGACAAGCACATGTGAACGCTGCAACTCTAATCGCGCCGATCTCCGGTATTTCAAAGTCGCGAATAAGACCCCTTTTATAAATCTATTTCATTATCGATAGAATAGATGTCTAAAAGAGGTGGAAAATGGATAGTTGCAGGAAGTTTGTCAATTTTAGCAACTAAACCAAGAAACGCTTGGTATACGTCATCGTTCCAAGTTGGATATCTTCGGTAAAAGAAGATCATCGTTTCTTTGCATGTGTGATGTTTATAATCAACATGTGCCTTATATTTATGAAACAAAGGTTTTATGTCGTCTAAATCACTTAAAAGTTCCAGATGTTTGTTTACAATATCTGAAATGAGTGGTACAAATGATGAATCCATATAAACACCATAAACTTTCTCAGCTAAGGCACGACGTAAGTCATTACCCGCTGATAAAGGTTTAGTGATGTTACAGAGTTTAGCTAATACTCTACCTGGTTTTGGTCCCAAAAGAGTGACCACCTTACCAGTGGGTGAGAGACATGGCCAAAATATACTACTGCATATATCTGGAAAATCATGTATAAAAACATTGTTGACCATACCTAATTGCTTAATAAAACTACCATGTTTGATACTACATTGTTCATCATAGGTCTTAGTGTAAATGAGGTTGTCATCGCCACAAATTCTAAAATAAACTGGTAATTCTGGAGCAATAGGAGTGAAATCATTTGCGTAAGTAGTCATTCTTTCATATGTAATGAGTTTATTGTTCGTAAGAACTGACTCAAAATTAACTGGGTCTAAACTACAATTATCATAATCAGATTGATCAACGCAACAGTATTCAAAATACCTATCAATGTCCATCTGAGAGTAATGACCCTCAGGCATTTTATCAAAATAATCTTGGAGTGTTATACCTGTAGCATAACAAAAAGCTGCTATTTGATGAGTGACATTCACATAATTATCCTCATCCTTAGTGGTCATTTCACCACTACCCATAGTAGCATCATACTCACATTTTAAACCCTCCTTGGTAAAAACTTTCTTACAAATCTTCTTCTCGTGTGCCTTAACTACGGATAGCGGGGCATCCAAAAATTTTATTTGTTTATTGAAAGACATGCGAGCGCGACGGCGCATAGTGATATCAAAAGTACTAAAATCACCAGTCATTGCCTTGTAATCACTCTCTAAAAGTGAAACATGATCTTGACCCTCGATTTCAGCACTTTCGGCACCACCAGTACCGTAAATCCAAAATTTATGATTCCAAACAACACGTATAAAACCCGTGTATGCAGACATAAATGGTCCCATGGTCTGATTATGTTCATCAGTACCACCTGCCACTAATCTGTTTGCCTTGGAAAATAAATCTTTGCCAGGTACCTGTTCAACTTTTGCAAACATGGATCCAATGTTAGGGTCAGTACAGACAACATAATTTTTTAATGATTTTGCCCTGCTTTGAGTATAATTCTTTAACCAAGAATTAGAAGTAACAGGGTTCAAAGAAATATTTTCTTTGATGTTTAACAATTTCATCATTATATGTGGTTGTTCAAAAAACTCATACATTTGATTTAATTTGTATTCGTCGCAGGGAGGTAATGGCGCTGCTAACTTTAACTTGATAGAAACGAGTTCACTCTTTTGTGAAGAGTTTACAACGTGTGGTACTATCCCTATAGAAATTCCGACATGTGCTAATATTGGCTTATTATTTCGCTCATTGGGTTTCAAATAGGCAAGTTTAAAATCATCTCTTACTGGAATAGCAGCTAAAGCTTCATCAGAAATATCATATTCAACACCATAATATAATAATGGTGAATCAGGATAATAAATTCCGTTCTCACGATTTCTAAGAATTGCAGCTTGGTCGACATAAGTCAACGGCTGCAAAACGTAATCAAAGTGGGCTATAGTTTTTGTAACTCTTAATTTGTTCTTTAACAATTTAATAATGTAAGTGGATACTAAAATCTGATAAGATCTGGTCGTATTCCAGGTGACAATAATTAATAAAAGAACAACATACATTCTTATAAAACATCTAAGTGGCAAGAAATTAAAAAAATCCGGTTGGAAGTAATAACCTTCACAAGCGTATTCATGAAAGTCAAAATATTGACACATCATGGCAGTACCTTTCGTAAAAGGATATTGCAAAAAATCTAAACCAGCATAAGCATGGTGATGTATGATGAAAGTTGTTTGTAAATAATATTCAATTAAAGGAAAAGGGTCCCCAAATAACAACGGGAACGATGCTTTAAAGAAATCATATACAACTGATTCCATGGATGGTAACTCAAAGATCCCATAATATCCAGTCCAATGATTAAACAATGAACCGAGTGGTGAGAAACTAAAAGTTGTAGACTTAATAAAAGCGTGTCTTGGGAAAAATTGACGATTATATTTATACATTTGGATATATTTATAAACATAAACGGGAAACATTAATAAAATTGACACGCAGGTAGAGATAAAAAAGGTTAAAATCACTGATTCACGTAATGATTTGTGAAGTGAGTTAACAAAATAGAGTAATTGACCGTAGAACCCTAAATGATTGATTTTTGTTGAATTGATGGTATTTGCGACTTTCTCCTTATTTGAATTTCCTAAAACATTGCCACCTGTTTTAGTAGTAATTTCAGAGCCCTTGGCAATAGCAGCAGTAATATATGAAGTATACAAATCAGTGGAACACGTAGTGTTTCTCAACTTATTTGTAAGAGCTACTGCTGTGTCCATATTGACAGGACGCATGGTAGCAACTTTTACTAAAGTGTCCAACAATTTGGAATCTAAAGTAACTACTTTTTCGTTCGATGATACAACGACCAAATTACTACTACTACTGTCAACGTTATTGTTAACAATAGCAACTTCGATTTTATCTTCGCAGCCCAAGTAATATTTTCTCTCATTTGAAAGAGCATCAACATAACTGATACCACCTCCACACAAAGAAATCTTAACCACGACATACGAACCTACATTTTGCAATACTTCGAATTTAAGACCTGAAATGTCTTGATCAATCGAAGCCCAACGACAAATAGGATGAGTGTAAAGTTGGTGTTGACCAACTTTAGTCTTACAGATAATACCATCATCATTAACCTTGATGGTGTAAGAACCCTCGTTTTCAAACAAGGTACCTTCCAATTTGTCGAATTTTAAGTGAATTGAAATTAAATGTTCGAGATTATTATCACGTAACAAACATTTAATTTTTTCCAAATCTTTATCATAAATAGCATCAACCATCCAACCTACTTTAATTTTAGAGTGACTAGCACATTCGCAACCGTATTTGTGAATGTCTTCAACATCAGCGCCTGGGCTTGATACTTGATGACTTTTCTTTAATACAGCTGTTGCACAAATTTCAGTATATAATTTGTTGGGGTTTAAGTTTTTTGCAAAAAACTGACCATGATGAACTGCAATACGCCTCATTAAATTGATTGAGGGATGATCACCATTGGGTTTAAATTTTTCATCGACATCTTTAATTGAATAAAGACCGGGATTGATATGTTTTGCTAAACTTTCTACTACTTGTTTATTAGTTGTTTTAATAATAAATTGATTCATCGTAGATTTGGTTATTCTGTTTACTTGTAAATTGAATTACTAGCCGAAAGAGTGAAT